AGATCGACCAGGCCCAGCGGCAATTGCCGGAGAACGTGTTCCGGGAACTCTACTATGCCGAGCCGTCCGACGACGGCGGGAACCCGTTCGGACAGGAGGCTATCCGGGCCTGTATCGGGGACGTCTCCGGTGATCCTCCGGTCGTCTACGGGGTGGACTTGGCGAAGAGCGTCGACTGGACGGTCGTCGTTGGCCTCGACGATACCGGGGCCGTCTGCCGGTTCGACCGTTACCAGTGGCCCTGGGAGGAGACCGTGCGGCGGCTGGCCCAGGAGATCGGCACGACGCCCGCCATCGTGGACTCCACCGGAGTCGGCGACCCTATCGTCGAGCGGCTCCAGCGGGAGCTATCGAACGTCGAGGGCTACAACTTCTCCTCCTCGTCTAAGCAGCACCTGATGGAGGGCCTGGCGATGGCGATCCAGACCGGGGAGGTGCGGTATCCGCAGGGCGTGATTGTCTCCGAGTTGGACGTATTCGCCTTTGAGTACACCAGGACGGGCGTCCGGTACTCGGCCCCGGCGGGTATGCACGACGACTCCGTGATGGCCCTGGCCCTGGCGGTATATGGCCGGACAGGCGCGCCAGGGGTCGGGGTATGGTAGATACCACCTCAACCGCAACCAACGGCCTATACGCGCGATCTGTTAACGGATACACCGGGGCATGACGGAGGAGTCCAAGGAGCTGAGGTGCCAGGGCTGCGGCAAGTTACTCGCGGAGAAGGCCGCGCCCGGCACGGTGATCGTGTGCAGCCGGTGCAAGACCCGCAACGAGGCTAACGCATGACCCCGTATTACTCGGACGATGCCGTCACCATCTACCACGGCGACTGCCGGGAGATACTGCCGATGCTGCCGCCGGTCGATTTAGTGCTGACAGACCCGCCTTATGGGGTCGACCTCCAGGCAAAGCGGGCAAAGATGCGGGGCGGTGGAGTCTCAGTGCGGCCCGGCACATATATCCATGAGGACACGCCGGAATATATATCTTCGGTGGTCGTGCCAATAATCCGGAAGTGTATTGATATGACGCTTGCGACCATTGTGACACCAGGAACCCGCTGTCTCTGGTTATATCCGCCAGCAGACGATATTGGATGTTTCTATTCTGCGGCGGGAACGGGGTTAGGGAAATGGGGTTTCGCTGGTATGTTTCCCATTTTGTATTACGGGTCTGACCCATATCTGAGAACCGGCCAGGGTTGCCGCTCGAATAGTTTCGGGCAGACTTATCCCAATGATGCTAATAAGTTCGATCATCCCTGTGTTAAACCGATGAGGCAATGGAAGGCACTGACTGGCAGAGTGTCCCTGTCTGGCGAAACCATCCTCGACCCGTTCATGGGCGTGGGCACAACCCTGAGAGCCGCCAAAGACCTGGGGCGGAAGGCTATCGGAATCGAGATAGAGGAACGCTATTGCGAGATAGCGGCGAAGCGGATGTCTCAGTCGGTGCTGGCGTTTGACGCGGCCTCTCCGGGCGTGGTATCGTCGATGACAGTGGCCCGATCCGGTGCAGTGTCCGAGGCGCAAGCCCGAATGCCGGAGGAGGTCGCTTTTGGCGTTCTGGGACACGCTGTTCCGCAAGCAACAGCAGGAACTCTCGACCACCGTCCCGCTCAACCTCGACGTTGGACAGGCGTCCTACCCTGACGTCAACTATGCGAACTTTGCCTCCGAGGGATACGGCAAGAACGAGATCGTTCACGCCTGCATCCGCGAGCTAGCGACCTCTGCGGCCTCGCCCCGGTACTACGTCCAGGCCCCGTCGACTGACGGCGGCATCGTTGAGGTCGATACCGGCCTGCTCTACGACCTGACCACCAAGCCGAACCCGTATGCCGACTGGTACTCGTTCATTGAGCGGTTGGTCACGTTCCTCATGGTCGCGGGCAACGCCTACGTTATCAAGGAGCGGGGCCGGAACGACCAGGTCTCGGCCATGTTTCTCCTGCGTCCCGACCGGGTCGCCATCGTCTCTGGCGACTACGGGGCTGAGAGCTACATCTACACGGTCGGCGGCACCGAGTACGGGGTCGCTGCACGGGACATGTGCCACCTGGCCCTGCCGAATCCCGGCGGGGATATCTACGGCCTCTCTCCCCTTCAGGTCGCGTCTCGCACCGTCAACCTCGATTTGAATATGACGGACTTTGCCAAGGTGTACTTCCAGAACGCGGGCGTCCCGTCCGGTCTCCTCAAAGTGAAGCGACGGCTGACCTCCCAGGAGGAGGCGTCGACGATCCGGGCGCGGTGGCGGTCTCAGTTCGGCGGGATCAACAACTTTCACCGGATCGCCATCCTCGACGATGACGCCGAGTACCAGCCGATGTCGAACTCGCCGAAGGACATGGAGCTGTCGGGGCTGCACGATTTAACCGAGTCCCGCATCTGCGCTGTCTTCGGCGTCCCTCCGATCCTGGTCGGGGCCAACGTCGGACTCCAGCGGTCGACCTTCAGCAACTACCGGGAGGCCCGTCTGGCGTTCCATAGCGAAACCCTGGAGCCGATGGTCGCCCGAATCCTCCGATACTTCAATGCGAACTTGTCCGACGAGTACAGTACCAACGAGACCCTCACGGTCGACTGGGCTGCTATGCGGGCCACGCTCGACGATCAGGCGGCAACGACGACCCGCCTGACCGCCTTGTTTGCCGGCGGCATCCTCACGCTCAACGAGACGCGGGAGGCTCTGGGGTTCGACGCGGTCTCAGACGGTGCGCTCCGGCGCATCCCGTCGTCGATCTTTGAGGTTGCTGAGGGACAGGCCGCTCCGGTCGCGGTCGATGCCGCTCCGGTCGAGCAGGCGCACCCGGTGCTCGCGGAGATCAAGGCTCCTCGCGTTGCCCCTCGCGCCCGGATACTCCGACGCCGGATGATCGAGGAACGGGAGGAGGAGACCGATGAACTGGCGTCGAAGATCCTGCGGCATTTCAGAGGCATCCGTAACCGTGTCGACGGCATCCTGGGTCGCCACATGGAGCGGCAGACCGAGGTGGTCAAGGATTATCCGTTCGGGATCACAGATATGCTCCCGCCCGTCGAGACCGGCAATATGGAGAAGATTCTTGAGGCGGCATATCGCCGGGTCTCCAAGCGAACGTTTGAGACGATCAACGACGTCGGCGTCGCTGGGACTCTCGACTGGTCGGACAAGCTCCCGACGGTGCAGCGGGTATTAGTTCAGGCACCGACGCGGGCCGCGCTGATCCACCGGACGACCTCCAAGGCGATCGGACGGGCGGTGGGTATCGGCATAGAGCGCGGGTACACCGTGACCCAACTGGCGCGGGGCGTACCGGACGACACGTTCCCGGGCATACGCTCGATCCTGGGCGAGACCGAGAATCGCAGCAGATTAATTGCCCGCACTGAAATAATGAGGAGCCAGAACCAAACTTCGATCGGTTTTTACAGGGAACAGAATTTTGTGTACGCCCAGGCCGACGACGTGGACGGTGACGAGGATGACATATACGTCGACCCCGGCGACCCTTACGGGAGAACGTGCGCGGAGCGGCACGGCCAGATATACACCCTGGAAGATGCCCAGAACATCGACGACCATCCGAACGGGACGCTGAACTGGATGCCGATGCCGAGGGGCTACAAGCCGGAGGGAACCTTATGATCCACAAGACCCTGATCGCCAGCGCGAAGGCCATCGACGAGGCCGAGGGGATCGTCGAGGCGTTCACGAACACGATGGGCGTGGTCGATGCCGATGGCGACATCGTGGAGCCGACTGCCTTCAACGCCTCGATTGCGGACAACCTCCCGATCCCGGTGCTGTCCGGCCATGACCAGGGCAAGCTCGTCGGGAAAGTTATATTCGCGCAGCCCCGGCATATCGACGGCGACGAGTACCGGCTGTTCACTAGGATGCAGTTCAACATGGAGACGGAGGCGGGCCGGGACGCCTACAGCAACGTGGCCGGGGACTTCGTCCGCGAGTGGAGCATCGGCTTCAATATCCCGAAGGAGTCCGACGTTGAGCAGGAGGGCAGCGACGTCTCGACGGTCGTCCGGCGCATTGCGAACCTGGACTGGGTCGAGGTCTCGTCGGTCATACGCGGGTCGTCTCCGTC